TACTTATTACTTGTTACTTCTTTCCATCCATAAATAGGAGTCTTTTGATCAAACTCATCTAATTGAGGAAATATTCTCTTTAATTCTGCGTGCGTTATATATGTTGGTGCTGTAGCCATTTATTATCTCCTCTTCTTCTTTTTAGTTTTTTTAACTTTTTTCTTTTTCTTAGTATAAGGCATTAATATGTCCTCACTTTTACAGAGCCATTCATTTTTTGACTTGTAGTATTAGCATAAACTGCAATTAAAGAGTTAATTCTGTCTGTCTCTGCTTCATTTAATTTACCAGAAAAAGCACCAGAGTGCATACAACTAACTACAAACTCTGCTTCAGAAGGAGCATTTTTAAAGTCTATAGCTCCTGTTTCATAATTAATAGTTCCTTCAGCTGCCCCAAACAAGTTTCCATTGCCATCATCGTAAACAAAAGAACCTTCATTAGGTATTTCTGCATAAGTAACCTCATCGTATGTAACGTCATCAGGTAATCTTGCTGCAACAGCCGCCTTAATAGTAGCTGGTATTCTTCCAATAATATTAGAAGTATCAAACAACTCATCTGTTCCAGCAGTTCCATCAGTATTTGTTGTTATAGATATTGCCGATGTGGATGAGTGTTGATTTGAGGTAACCCTAATATCTCCATCTACTATCGATACCGTTGCTCCTTTTTGGAATCCATTTTTTGAAGGATTATAGTATAAAGCATCTATTGCTGATTGAAGTTTAGCTATCACTCCATTTTTGCCCCCAAAATTTAAATTACTAGAATCTGTAGTAAATGTAATTTTATCAGTAGTAGCTCCATCAATACTTATAGATAGATAGTATGTAGTGCTGGCAGAGAGACCTGAATTTGTACTGCTAGTTATTCCGCTAAGACCAAATTCTTGATAACCTGCTTCATAAAACTTGATAGCGACAGAACCGGGAGTAATTCCTTGTACTTGTGTCTCAGATCTACCTAATCCAAAAAAGTTAAATGCTTTAAATTTTCCATCAACTGTAGTTGTTCTCTTTGTCAAATCATTTGTATAAGCATTAAAGAATGGCAATCTTACAGCTGCATCATCAGCGTGAGTATCTACTGCACTTGTTCCATACATACCTCTTTCAACTACAAGAGTATTGCTGTTAAGTGCAGCTTTTGTACCTATGCTAGTAACTTTCATAACTTCATTATTAACTCTGATTAAATCACCAACTCTAAATAAATTTGCAGTACAGTTTGCTGCCGAAGTATAAGGCTCTAAATAAACTAAACTATTAGTGTCGCTTCCCACAACTCCTGCTGCAGTTGCACTATCAATATCTGCCCCACTATCAACATACTCATTAGAGTTAGGAGCTGAATTGCTTACCACAGTCCCATCTACTATAACAGTATCGGCATCAGTCTGTATAAGCCCTCTTACAGGAGGATAATATGTCTCTCCCGGCATAAGCATTGTATGTAAATATTCTGTAACCCCATCTGTTCTATCGTCTGTATATGTCTCATATCCAGCCATAAGCATTAATGGAACTTTTCCATCATTCATAATCTCTACCCTAGAAGGCATACTTTCTGTTGTAGATGAGCTAGAGCTTGCAGACACAGCAAATATCTGGTCTGACTGCGTGGCACTATAGCTAACTGATTTCGTTTTCTCTAAAACTGGTTTTTCCCTAGATGATTTTCCCGTAGAAGGAATAGGGGCTGATGTTTGACCTTTATATGGCATAATTCTTCTCCTTTATCTTAAATGATACCTTACTAATCCGTTGACAGAATAATCACTATTAGTTCCGTCTGATTCTATTGTTAATACTAAATAATTACCCGCATCTACATTTGCAGATTGTATGTCTAAGGCTATTCTATAAAATTGTTCTCTGCCTGCTGTAGATACATCTGAGCAGTCAGCTACTACTGTTGTGCTGCTCCAGCTATTAACCGTAGTTGTGTCCGATGTAGCTAAACTGCATAAATGAAAGTTTATAGTATCCCCAGTAGCAGTATCACCCGTAGCTAATATCTGTACAGAGTCTACAGTTATGTTTGTATCTACATAATGAATACATTGAAGTATATCGTCTCCATTATTTGAGAAAGCTGGTGCAGAAGGGTCTGTAGAAGTTCCAAGAGTCCAAGCCCCCGCAGGCATTCCTCCTACACCTGCTGGACTATGACCAGCTAATGGAATAGCTAAGTGAGTTCCAGCCGAAACATTTAAATCTATACACTTGAATGATAAATATTGAGTATTAGCATAAGTTTGTGTAGTACCCACTTTAACTGCACTATTTGTTGAATCTACTACTAATAAATCAGTACCACCTGATGTTTCTATTGTTACTGCTGTAGTGCTATCAGATGAAGGTGTAATTTTAATTTTATCTCCACCTAGTGTTAAAGCAGTTGATTGACCTAAACCATCTTTAACTACAGTACCATTAGCAGTTCTACCACTACCACTATTATCAACTTGTAGTATATCTCCATAGGTGCTTGCTATTGTTTTATCTGTTAATGCCATTTAATCTCCTATTGCGTATTTATCCAATCAACAATTTCATTAATTTTATCTATTATAATTCCCAGTATAACTGCATCAGGTGCAGGGTTACTATCTTTTACTATTTGACTAACTTCTTCTGAAGTCTTATCTATTCTTTCCATTAATCATATTCTCCACTAATTGATACTGCAAAATATAAATCTTGATTGCCACTTGTTGAATCTTTTTTATACATAACCCAAAGCTTATCTCCTGCACTAAATGTATTGCTAGAAGTTATGTCTGTACTTAAATACATTTGCTTGCCTGATATAGGCGTTATAGTTCCTGTTGTTCCAATCAAAGTTAAAGATACTGATGTTGCATCATTAGAAGGTATGCCCTTAAATACATAGAATTTTAAAGGATCTGTAAGACCTGAATCAAAAGCTCTACAAGTTACTCTAATATTAGTAAGCGTTCCAGCAGCTGCTGCACAAAAGTTATAAGCATAAGCATCTGTATAAGATAATGTAGTTGGAGAGCTATCTGAATTTGACCAAAGATGATAATTTGGATAATGTTGAAAATAATAAAAAGATGCACTATTATTATTAGTCTTATATCCACCTGAAGTATTTGTCCATCTTTGAGTTCCTCCTCCACCTGCATTATCGTCTACATACTTTTTTGTAGCTATCTCATAATCAGATCCCGGTGTGTAATTACCGCCATTATCTTTGCAGTAAATATTTCCACTAGCTGCATCTAGAGTAATATCCCCATCTGTGTCAAGTGTAAGATGCCCAACTACCCCTGCCCCATCAACTGTTTTAAGCTGTGTTTCTCCATTCTCTAAAACTACTATAGAAAAATAGTCGTCACTTGAGTCTCCTCCAGCTTCAAACATTTGAAAGGTACTTTCAGCCCCACTCTCAGCAGAAAATCCACAAACTGTATTTAAACCATTAGTCATTCTAAAAGGTTTGTTTGCTCCATCATTTAAAGCTATTTCTGTATGTGTATCTGAGATTAATTCAAGAATGCCTGAAGAATTTATTGAAAATTTGGCATCAGAGCTTATTGTTAAAGAACCATCAGAAACATCATCTTTAATTGACTTTGTTTTTATCCTGCCATCTTCATTTATAAAAAGGTTAGTAGGACTATCTTCAATATAGATTTGCTGATAGTCCTTACTTAACGCACCTTTTATTTTTAACTCTTTACTCATTTCTTTTTTTCTAGCTTTTTAATCCTTTTTTCTAGCTCTTCAACTTTCTCATCTAATTCATTAGGCTCTTCTACATACTTTAGAACTTTGAATAGCTTAAAGTTTTCGGCTAGCAAATTAACAACTTTATTTATTAGTATCTTTTTTATCATTTGTTATCTGACTTCAATCCTTTAATCAAACCTCTTAATGCACCGCCTACTAAGTTATCTATTAAGTCAATAAAATAAGGCTCTATAGTCTTATTCCACATCTTAGAAGTAAACTTCCACTTAGTTAATCCTGCTGTCATTAATACACCTAATTTCTCAAATGTACCTTCTACTAATGCACATATCTTATCATTAGGTATCTTTTTTAAAACCCATAATACTGCACTTCCTCCACCTAGACCTAAACTCATTGTTAACCAATCCATTGTCATTCTCCTTTTTGTAATCTTTTTACTTGACTTCTAAGGCTTCTTACCTCATTCTCAAGTTTTCTTATTTTTAAACCGAAGCTATTTAACTTAACATCTAGCTCTCCTCTAAGTAAGGTTAATAGCTTTCTGTCTTGTACTTTACTTCTTATCACTTTTCTTCCCACTTACTTAAATCTAACATTTGTAGTGGTCTTTCTATAACGTGATCTTTTAGCTTATCGTTCTGAATCTGCAATTTAGTTCCACCTTTAACATAAGGCTTACCTTCAGCAGTTCCTATATCGTAAGCAAAAAATGTTGTCTTCCAAATTCCAACTCTTATAACTCTTGCAGGGCGACCATCTAAAATAACAACATCGTCAGTCTTAATATCTTTTCCCAGAAAAACTTTTAAGCCTTCTGTAATGCCCTCAAGAGTCGATTTAAATAGAAGAAAAGCTACACCTGTAACAAGCAGCCATACCCAATTACCTAAAAACCCTTCTGCTGTTTTTTGTAATTCTTCTTCATTCATTATACAACTTATAAATTTTTACACATATATACACAAAAGTAGCTAACCCAACTAATATTCTAACTGCTACGGGTAGCCACTCTAACCAAGTTACCGTCACTCCTCCAATCCCTGCAAGAAGCGTTCTAACGCTATCTATCATAAATGCTCTCCGAAAATTTTGGAAGCGTAGTGCAACTCATCTTTTCAGTCATAGAGTATGGAGAGTCACAAAAAGAGGATGTACTATACGACCACCTTGAATATTGTTTCACGTTTATTCGTTTTTTTAGCTGATTTTGCATTATACGCCTCCAAAGTTTTATCAATATCATAACCATTACAATCTACATTCTGCAAGTCTATCTTAATACCATCTCGATTACCATTCTCATAAAAAACATAAGCATTCTGACTTGCTCTTCCACCGAGATTCAAAGCCTTTTCAGAGTAATCATTAGCTCCTACCATACTTGAGCTTCTTCCAAATGTATCTCCTACTCTAGCCGAATGAACGTGTCCAAATATAACATAATCTATTCTTGTACCTTTCATAGAATATCTGCCGATTAATTGGTTAACAGATTTCTCTACTCCTGCACTTATTGCTCCGTGTCCGTGTAGCATTAATAAGTTTTGACCTGCTACGTTAATAACTATCTCAGATGGATCGCCATCTATAAAATGAACATCAGAGTTCCTAAACAAATACCTTAAACAATTTCCTATAGTGTAATCATAGTTGTCTGTAGCAACTTTATTACTCCACCCTAATTCTTTATTGGCACGCCCTTCATTTCCAACTACACAAGCTACACTAACATTGAAGCGTTTATTTAGGTCTAATATAACTTGTTGCATTATATCAACTGCTAAAAAGGTAGCCTTAGCCCTGTTTGAAGCCTGATTAAGTAATTCATCCAGCCTTCTATCACTATTCATTAGGTCTCCAGTTAAAGCCACCACAACTTGGCTAACATCATTTATCTCGAAGTACGCTGATGCCTTATCTACAAAGTATTGACATCGTTGTGATGCAACTTTAAAATCATAACGATTATTCTGAAGTTCAACTAATTCATTAAAGTGAACGTCACTAAATTGGATGACCCCAACCGCCCTTTTACTAATCTTATGGCTTTTAGTGACCTTATGTAGTTTATAGTTTTCAAAAAGCTCTTTTAATTTTTCGCTGTATTCCTCTACAGCATTCTCAATTCTAGCGTGTTCCCTGAAACCCTTTCTTTCAATCCTATTAACATCTTGGGCTTTTTGCTTCTCTTTTCTATACCTTACATTCTCTCTAAGAAGCTCTAAATCCTCTATAGGGTTTACAGTTCTGTGCTTACATCCTCTACATTGCCATCTTTGCTTATTCTTATCAAATCCACTTTTAGCTAGACTGGGATTGTAGCATCTAGGGCAAGCTAGAACCTTATTTAAGTATTCATCGTATGACATAAATTAATATATGGTAGTAGATAGAAGCAACTAAAGAGATGCAATAATCTCACTTAATTCTTTAGCTCTGTTAGGCGTTTGTTTTGCCCATTTAGAATCTAACATCTCTACAGATGCTTTTTCCCATTCTGCTTCTTCTAAGTACGCTATGGTTTTCTTAAATTTGCAGAAGCCTCTAAACCCTAATTGATATGCCATATTAAGCATAACATTTCTAACTTCTACAGGAGATGTTGTAAACCAATCAAATTTCTTTTCAAATCTTTCTTCTAATACTTCTAATTTTTCTGTTAAGATCAAATCACATACTTCTTCAGATAACTCTAAGTCTTTAATTGCAAAGCCGACTCCTATTGTATCTACACCTTCTGTACATTTATATACTTTAGATTTATATCCTTCGTGTATTTTTAATTGTTCTATGATATCTTTCATAATGTTAATCTGCTCTGTCCAGTATTGGTATTTATTTGCCACTCTTTTTAGATTTCTTTTTAACTTTGGATTTATTTTTAGGCTTTGCTTTAGGTTTTGTCTCGCTTCCCCAAATTATTTCTAAAAGATTATTTAATGCTTTAACTTCATTCATTATCTCTAAACCTCTTTTTTAGGTTTTGCTTTAGGCTTTGCTTTAGGCTTTGCTTTAACCTCTACCCAGCCTTTTTCTTCTAATTTTTTAATTTTTAAATCATTTAAAGAAGAAGAGTCAAAGCTTTTTTCAATTCCATTCATTCCTCTTCTTTTACCCATATATTTATAAACTTTTTTAGCCATAATTTCCTTTTGTTTTAAAGGGGGCAGTTTCCCACCCCCTTTAGATTAGCTAACTTAGATTATTAGTCCAAGCTATCGTATAATGCAATAATTCTTCTGTCGCCAGCCGAATCTGCATTTCTTACAACACAACCATATAAAGCATCGTAAGACACTAAGTCTTGCATATATGTGTGCTGGTAAGAACGCTTAACACCTTGTGATTGAATTGCAGTATAAAGTGCTGATTTATGTATAGCAAATCCCATTAAATGGTCATCATCTGCTGTATCTGCACCACTACTTCCAGTATCGAATCCAGTCCAAGCTGTTAATCCTTTTTCGGCATCTGCTGAAACCGAAGCAACATCCATATAAGCATTATTAGACATTACTACAGGCATACCTAGAAGTTTTCCAACTACACCTGTGCTAGCAAAGTTTGCACCTAAAGGAGCATTTGTACCTTGATCAAAAGCACTTCCTACATTAGCCAAAGCACCGTAAGTTACAGGCGAAAGAACTAAAGTCCAATCGTTGGTATCACCAGTTTCTCCGATAATAAGACCCATTAAAGATGCAAGGTTAGCTTCTGTAAAGCTAGTTCCAACTTCAACTGCTGCTGTTGTGCTTGATATTCCATCCCCAGAACCTAAAGCTGTTTCAAGATTAGATACTATAGAGTATGCAATATAGTTGTCAACTGCTCTCGCTACAGCATACCCCATTTGGCTTGCATATAGGCTAAATAAGTCATAAGAAGCCTGTGCTTTAACTGCATCTGGAATCCAGATTGGAGCAGCGTGATGCTGATCGATAGTTAAAGTTGTAGAAGTTGCAGTATCACTGCCTGAAACGTCAAGAGTTAAAACTTCTGCATTTTGAGTAACAGGTTTAACGATTGGAGTACCAACGTGTGGTAAATTAATTTTATCACCACCACCTGCTGCCAATGCAGACAAATCTGTGCCAAGTTTAGACATAACTGTATTTTTATTAAACGAATCTAAAACAGCTTGACCCCAAACCTCTGGAACAAATTGGTCACCGATAGTATCTACATTAGCTCCTAAAGTAGAGCTTCCGCCAACACCACCAATTAATATGTTTGACCCTAATGGGTCTGTAAGTGCAAATTGCACTTCACTTGTTATGTGAAAAGGAAGGTATGAATTAAATACTCCTTCTCCGTTTTTATTATTGAACATTTTTTCTCCTAAAAGATTTATGAGCTAATACCAGAGATTGCATTGTTATGCCACTCTCTTTTTTCTGCGTCAGTCATTTCTGAATAAGGTTTATTAGAAACTACTTTTTTAGTCCTTCCAGCAACTTCTGGAGCATTAGGTTTAGCACCGTTAATTTTATTAGTAACAAATTCAAGAGTGTCTAAAGGTAAATCTTTTAAAGACTCTCTATCTTCTTCAGGATGTTTTTCTAATAAAGAAGCACGTCTTGTTTCTTCGTATTTAGTCCATTTTTCCGCAGTAGATGATAAGCTTTCATTTTCAGAAGACACTTTTTCATAAAGCGTTTTAAAATCTTCTTTCTCTTTCAACTTTGCTTCTTCTGCTTTAGCCATAGACTTTTCAAGTTCCGCTATACGAGCTTCTGCATCCTGCGACCTTTTTCTATACTTTTTGCTTTCTGCTATTAATGCACCGACATCGGTCGATTCTGTCTGTGTTTCTTGGGTAGGCTGCTCACTTACTGTTTCGCTTGCTACTGTTTTATTTTCTTCGGACATACTGCCCTCCTATCTTGTGTTATTTGAAAATAAAAATACAATATCTTGTATTTATACTCCGCCATAAGTTAGATTAAGGTAGTTGTTCAAAACAACAAATAATGAAAAATAATTTAAAAAAAGAGTTAGAGTTCAAAAAATCTTGGTTTGACTATATGGGATACAAGCCTCATAAAGGTCAGGAAAAACTACACTATCCAAGTAAAGAAACAGCTCGGTTTTTTGTAATGGTATGTGGAAGAAGGTTTGGTAAGACAACTTGTTCTGCTATGGAAGCCACATTTTTAGCTTCTCAGCCAAATAAAAGAATATGGTGTGTTGGTTTATCTTACGACAAAGCTGACTTAATGTTCCGAGAAATTTGGAAAAAGATGGTTATAGGCAGATCTAATGATATAGAACGTGCCTCTGAGAAAGAAAGATATATAAAGTTTAAGTGGGGAACTGTAGTAGAAGGAAAGTCGGCTGACAACCCTGATTCTTTAGTAGGTGAAGGACTAGACTTGCTAATAATTGATGAGGCTGCCAAAGTTAAAAGAAAGATATGGGATATGTATTTATCTCCTACTTTGTCAGACAGAAAAGGTAAGGCAATATTTATAACCACACCTGAAGGCTTTAATTGGGTATATGATTTATACTTACTTGGGCAGAAAGATGATTTATGGGAATCTCATCAAGCACCTTCTTGGGATAATCAATTTGCTTTCCCTGAAGGAGAAAAAGATTCGTTTATTGTTGAACGTAGACGAAATATGGCAAAAGAATCGTATGACCAAGAGTATGGTGCGAAATTTACAACTTTTGCTGGGCAAGTTTATCCTTTTGACCGTAATTTAGATGTTGGATATTTTCCTTACAATCCAAACTTTCCAACATTTTGCAGTATAGATTTTGGTTATAGAATGCCAGCGGTAGGCTGGTTTCAAACACAAATGATTAACGGAGAATGGCACATAAATATAATTGATGAGATTATACACGAAACAAACATTAAAACAGATGAGCTTATACAGCGTATTAAATCAAAGCCTTACTATGTTAGGGCATATTATGGAGACCCTGCTGGAAAACAAGCTCAAGGTCAATCGGGTATGGGGGATATAGAGATTTTTAGGCAGAATGGTATCCATATCCAGACTATAAGAGATAAAGTATCTCGAAATATATCATCAGGGGTTTCGCACGTTAGAGGTTTTATAGAGAGTGCTATGGGCAAGCGTTATTTACATATAGATAACAAGTGTCAAGGCATAGCTGAAGATTTAGAGAATTATCGTTACCCAGAACATCAAGAAGGCAAAGATTTAAAGCCTGACCCATTAAAAGATGGATTTCACGATCACGGATGCGATATGTTAAGATATTTTTTTATAAATAGGTTTCCAATTAAACAACAAGAATTAATAGTGAGGAAAAGATGACAGTCGAACAAATAATACAAGAATCAGTTAAAGAATTTAAGAAAAACCAAGCACAAGCTAGGCGTAATCATATACGAAAGTTAATAGATTACTATTGCGGCTCAAATACCGCTAACTATATATCTCAATACTTTGATGCAGATGCGTTTAGAGAAATACCTTGTTATGAGGCTAATTTTACAAAACGATTTATCAATAAGATGAGCCGAATATATACAGTAGGAGCAGCGAGAAATGTTGGAAACGCTTATAGCAACCTGACTGTTATGAAAGATGCGAGAATGAAGCATATAGAAAGAATGACTCGCTTAATTGGAAGCGTAGCAACGCAAGTTGTATTTATTGATGATGATATGCCTCACTTTGACTATAGACCTATTTATTACTTCGATGTACATCTTGGCGACAATCCTTTTAAGCCTGAAGCTATTACTTATCCTATACTAATGAACTCTGATGATGTTAATTATACAGATAAATTAAAGTATGCTTATTGGGATAAAGGTATGTATGCCTTATATGACGAAGATGGCAATATACTAGAAGAATACGAACACGGGTATGGAGTTCTTCCATTTGTATTCACTCATAGGGAGAATCAATTAGATTCTTTCTTTGTAGACGGGGCTGATGATATAGTTTCTTGCAATGAACACGTTAATATCACTATGACTGAGCTTCAGTTAGGTTTAAGATTTCAGATGTTTGGTCAGCCTTACGTTACAGGGCTTCAAGCCGATAAAAGATTAGAAAGAGCAGGCTCAGATACGATACTTGACCTTCCAGAAGGCTCTGTGTTTGATATAGTAGCTCCTGAAGCTGATTTAAACTCAGTAATAGAGACTGTTAAGTTCCAAGTTGACTTAGTTGCTCAAAATAACCACTTATATGTTCAATTTGCTCAAGATGGTGGTGAGGTTCCTAGTGGGATCGCCTTAAAAATTAAGGATTTAGAGAGATTTGAAGACTATCAAGACGATTTAGAGCTTTGGAAGATGTATGAACACGAATTATACCAAGTAGAGAGAGAAATAGCTGCTTATAATAACATTAAACTTCCAGAAGCGTTAAAGATAGACTTTAATGAGCCTGAATATCCTAAAACAATGCAAGACCAAATCTTATGGGATAATCATAGACTTCAAAACAACCTAATTACGCAGCCGAAACTTATGGTAGAGTATAATGATGACTTATCATTAAAAGAAGCAGAGAAATTGGTAGCTGATAATAAAAAATCTAATGAGGTAATACAAGATGGCGTTGAGTAGTAGATGGAATAAATATGCAAGCTCTAAACTATCGGCAGGACTAGGTTCTTTATCGATAAAACCAATGAAGACAAGCATTTCTTTTGATGCTTTAAAAGCAGCTAAATGGCTAGAATCAGAAGATTATCGTAAAACAAAAGCAAGTGGAGTTGGCGAACAAGTTGTTTCAATGAGTAAAGCTCTTATTAAGGGAGGACACGTTGAGCCAGAATTAGAAAAAGAAACTATTAAAGAAAGAAAAAGAAGACCCTATCCACCCTCGATAGGGGGGATTAAACCTCTTTACGATACTGGAGAGCTTCATAATAGCTTAAGATTCGATAAAAGCGAGTCTGCGATTTATGGCGTTTGGTATGCATTTGGGCATTTTAAAGGAGTTAATGTAGATTGGAAGGGAAGAGAGACAGCTCGAAGAAATCCTGTAGAGCAAGCTTTTAAAAAATGGAAAAAAGTAGGTAGTCTTGCAGATGCGTATTTTACTCCTAAAATTATTAAGCCTATACTGCTAGAATTTAAAAGAAAGTTTAGCAGAAGACTTGCTAAATAACTGCATTTTGAATTATATTTAAGAGTATATTCTCACTTATATTTGACACAGGAGTTCTTATGAAAAATAACGAAAAAGATATGCTTATCCGCATTTTAAAAACCTTACAAAGCTGCGACAATAGATTAAGGGAATTAGAGGCTCAGTTCTATCACGAGCCTACTTTAGACAATGTAGATGAATTAGTAACTCCTATTACCGAAGAAGTATTTGATGCGATTGTAAAGGCTACTGGAAGTAGATTAATCTTTATGGGAATTGCTTGATAGATCGTTTATTTGTCCTTGTAAAGCCTTAATTGCTAATTTCATAGCATATATCTCAGCCATACACCAAACAATACCACTATCACGGTCTTTATTCGTCTTCTTTTTCTTGCTTTTCATTTTCTCTCCGTATTATTTCCTCTCTCCATTCCTGTTTTTGTGCAGGGGTAGGTCTTCGAGCTGGTAATGCTTCCATTCCAACCGCTTTAGCTCGTGCAATCCAAGCATTCCATTCTTTCCTCTTTGCATTACGTTTCTTTTTCTGGGTTTCAGTTAGTATTCTCTTCTTTAATTGCTTTTTCTCTTTTTCTACTCGTTCTTTTTGACTCTCAGTATTACGTTTAGGCAATTCAGTCTCTATATCAGAAACAGAATCAACTATTTCTTCTATTTCAGCATCTTCATACTCAATTTCCGTCTTCTCAGCCTTTAAGAACTTCTCAAAAGGACTATCAATCGTCACATTAACATTCTTCACTAACTTACCACTATGCTCTAATATAAGTCTTCCTGCCTGCACATTGCCAGCTTTAGCTTCTCGTATCATTGCTTGTAAAACCGCAGGCAGTTCTGAACCAAACTCTACCATATATCGTTCATATATAGCATCGACAAAGTTTGGATTTTTCCTCCAAATATAAACTAACTCTTTAGATACACCAATCGTATTAGCAACTTCAGTCGCTGTAATACTTGGTTGTAAAGCATACATCTCAATCGCTTGCTTTACGTCTGGTCTTTTTAATAGATTACTCATTTAATACTTTATCGTGTGTTTTAAATACTTAGCCAACCACCAACACTTGCCATTATTGGTCGCTTTATTGATAGCTTCTTCCGCTTTCTTATATCTGCGATAAGATCGGCTTCTGTTTCTACCTTTAGCCCCCTCCCTTTTAGTGACTAAGGTTTCTTCCATAAGCGTAATATATGAAAGCTTGGACTTCTTTCCAAATTTTTTTCTGTACTTCCTATTTAGATTTTTTGTGTCATAGGAGCTAGAAGGGACGCATTTACGCCATACGCTCTAGGGGGTGCAAAAATAGAACATCCTTGCCTTACCCCTATTTATATATAATATAGCCTTAAAACGTGTATTTTGGTAGTTAATATGTATAATAAGAGAGGGAGATAAACGCATTATCAATAGATTTTAAATTATTGTATACTTTTAGTAATTCTGTTTACTGGTGTTTTGTTATAGTGTTATAGTATATAAGTAAATAAGATTCGGCTGGCAATTTAATTAAAAAAACCCTTGACTTTGTCAAAAAGGCTCATATTTGCCTTATTTCGCACTCTTTTTAGGCACTCGATACATAGCATTAAAAAGTTGAGATGTGTCCGTAATCGCATTTTCACGAAGAGAAAAAAAAGCTAATTTTAACCGTCCTAGCCTATTTTTTTGCTTAATTAGGTATTTTTTGTCTTTTATTGACATATATGAAAAAAAAGTATTGTTTAGGGGTTAAAAAAGAATTAGATTTAAGGAACGCCCAAATTAAAGGGAAAAATTAAAAAGGAGATTTAAAAATGAATAAATACACGAACATAAGAAAATATAGAGATATAAAAAATATTTTAGAAGAAACAGAAATTAAGTCTTTAAGGACTTTTAACTCTATAATTAAGCCACTAGGAATAAAATTAAGCTCGGCTAAAGATTACTATATATGGGACTCCCTTAGTAATGAGATGGAAAACCATATCTCGCAATTATATACAGATGCAATACACATTTACAGATTTGATGCAAGCTGTGATAAATCTAAAGTCTTTTGGATATCGGAACTGGAAGACGTTTTAACTAATTCTGGAGATTATCATTCAGAATTTTATGATGAGAATTTTAATTTAAAAGAAATAACAAACCAATTAAATAAATAGGAGATTAAAAATGAAAAAACCTACATTAAATACAGAAATAATAAGATTAAATGAAATTAATTATAGAGAGATGTGCCTCAACCATTACATATATGCTCTAGAGAATAAAACAGCATATAAAAACCTAATAGTTAATTACTTAGATTATGACGGAAAAGTATTGGTTTGTAATGAAATTAAAACATTAGGACTAACAGAAACAATAAACCAATTAAATAAATAGGAGATTAAGAAAAATGACAATAACTAAAAATATAAATGGATCTATTACTATATCAGATATAAAAGAAAATCAATTTATAAAACAAATATATTTTAATTATAGTTTAAAAGAATGCAAAAAAAAGTTTAAAAAATATTATAAAGACTATAAATAGGAGATCTATAAAAAATGAATAAAGAGCAAAAAGAAGAATTAAAAGCAACGCTATATTTTATAGGGATAATGGCTTGCCTAGTATTATTAACAATTTAAAAAAATAAAAAAGGGGTAAAAAATGAGAGTAACAAAAAAAACAAAAGTAAATATTAATAATAGAGTTGAAGCGGTAAATATATTAAATAAACATATTAACTATATAACGCCTTTAATATTGGATATTTTAAAAAGTGATTTTGCTTTAAAAAAAGATTATTCACTTACAAAAAAATGTAATGATAAAATATCTAAATATTTAAAATTCATAAATAAACATAACAAAACTATATCCACATATATAGATACTGAACGCGGATATTATGGCGTTATGCATTGTAAAATAAGTTTTAGCACTGAATGTGGTAATTATTCAGAATATGCGGAACAAAGTGTTTATTTATGGGATAATGAGAAAGATTTAATGACAGGGATTATTACCGATACTAAATTATTAGATTTTAAGCCATTTAAAATAAAGACTTTAAAAAGTGTATTAAATGCAATAAATAAAACTAATAAAATGATAGATAAAATAAACGCCTTAAATGATAAGATATCAGAAAATGAGAAAGGCTTTTATAATTACTTTAATAAATAAATAAAAAAAGGGGTACAAAATGAGTAAAAATGAAAAGTACTACATAGATAAAGATGCAAAAATTGATGTATTAAATATTAAATATAAATGTTATGATTATTTAGGATCTAAGATGGGTTATAAAATATATATAAACGGATCAAAATATCCTAAAAAACACGGATTCTATTATACATCTATGTATAAAGAAAAGTGTATAAAATATGCTATAAAAGACTATTACAAGCTAAATAAATAAAAAAAGGGGTACAAAATGAAAAAAATAAAAACTTACTTACCAATATTTAACGGTTTTTATGGCTCAATATTTGAGCCTAATGAAGAGTATGAAATAGAATACATTAATGAATTAAGACAGAAAAAAAACAAGCCTGAAATTGATTTTGATGATGTTGATTTTGATTATCATAATTATTATTTAGAATTATCCAAAGAGTTCTGTTTTATAGTTTGGAACGAATTAGAAGACTTTATTTATAAAATAGAATTTGAAAGCTTGAAAAGTCCTAGATTTTATAATTATTCTAACGATTATATAGAATGTAAAATAAAACCTAAAAAACAAGCTATTCTAAATTATATCAAAAAGAATTATAATAATTGGAATGAATATTTAAAAGATAATTACACCTCTTATGATGGCTTTATTTCTAGTTATGATAATTATGCAGGCTCTGAAGACTGGAGTAATAAAAACATATTTAATAAACATCAATTATGTGCCGTATTAAGCTTTATAGCTGAAAATGAAAGTATTACAGAAGACGCATTGTTGGAAAATGAGGTTTATTTACAAGCTAAAAACTTTGATAAACTTACAAAATAAATAAAATAGATTAATAAAAAAAGGGGTACAAAATGAAAGAGTTATTAAAAAGATTGTATTTAATATACTGGAATGAATTTATAACGGTTGAAGCTTTTGCAGACTATATTAATGCAGAGGGCTTATATAGTAAATATAATTACGTAAGTGACGAAAAGGCTTTAAGAATTATAAGGCTAGGAAGAAGAATAAACAATAAAATAGATTAATAAAAAGATCTATTACTGGCAAATTTTAAGAAATCTTTAAAAAACAGCCTCCAAAAATAGCGTTTAAAGGCTGTATCTCTAACCTAGCCTTATGTTGCTATTAGGGAAAAAGGCTTTTTTAGGGCTTTGCTGAGATTAGTATTATATATATAAATATAATGAAATTGAAAAAACACATAATAAAAATTATAAATTCGGTAATTATTTCTGTTGCTTGAATTATAATAAAGGGGTTATAAATGAGTAATTATAAAAAATATGATTTATTAAATAATATATTTTTAGGCTTAAATATAATGCTTAAAGCCTTATTAATATTACTAGCAATATTTATAATAAAGGGGTTATAAATGAATAACAATAAAATTGATCTTATAGCCATTATATTAGGCAATATTATTATATTAGGCTTATTATATTTTGCTATAATTAGTGGTATTTAGTTTATTATATGCCTTATATGAATATAAACATTTGGAATTGTCAATTATAAATTATAAGTTATAATGTTATAAATGGGAGTTAATAATAAATGAGTGATTCAGAAAAATTATATTTAGAAGTATTAAAAATCATACGTGAAAAAACTATAAATATGTCAGATGATGAGGTTTATAAATTTCACGAGATGTTAAAAGATTGGACTAATAAAATTATATAAGGAGAGTTATAAAATGAGTTATAATTACACAAAAGAAGAATGGTCGGCTTTAGAAAAGTATTATGATGATATGTATTTCTATTGTCCTTTATGTGAGGAATATCATAAAAAAACAAAAACCACTACAGGAGATTATGAAACTATATGGTGGTGTCAAATGCCAAGCGAGGATATTATAAATGATTAAGGTTAGAATTGCAGAAACTTTTGAAGTTGATAATAATAAGCTAGAAAAGTTTTGCTATAAAAACAGAATTAAAATTGTAGATGGAAAGAATTATTTAAAAGAAAAAATGATTAAAGCTTGCCAAAATACTATAAAGGAGATTATAAATGGCTAAAAAATTTAATGTTAGAGATGTTTTAAAGGCACATACTGAATATAAATGTGCATTGTTAAAGGCTTATAAATTGCTTGCCGAACAAAATAAAAAAAACCTCGAGTTAATGAAACTTATAAAACCAATGTTAGAAAAATCAGATATAGAGGAGATATAAAATGAGTATTATAATTTGTGATAAATGTGATAAGAGAGTTAATATAGATTATGAAGATGTTTTTGATATTGAGGATTATAAAATGATATGTATAAATTGTAAAGAAAAGGAGATCGAAGAATGATAGAGATAACAAAGAAAGAACTAGCAGAAGATTTAGAAAATGTTTTACACGATTTGACTAACGGAGAAATTTATGATGGGATTAAATACTTGGGAGTTATAATTGAATCTTTAAAGGAGGAAAAATGAAGTATTTTAAATGGATATTTTTAGGTTATTTACTGGCAGTTTGTTTTCACGGGTGCGATTTAGGAATTACATCGCCAAGTGAGGATTTTGAAATAACTAATGGATTAGGCTCGACACCTTATAATCCAGTATATGTGAGGATAGTAGAATGAGAACTAAAATTCAAAATGATATAAAAGTTTGTGAACTTAAAGAAAAAGAGTTTAAGGAAAGCCTTGAAAGAAAATGGAATTGCCAACTTTATAAATTGGCTCTTGATTATAGGTTTGACTATGCTATTGTTAAAGCTGGTCGAATGAGAGGTTTTTTAGAAATTAAAAAAAGAAACTTTAAAACAACAGACTTTCCAGATTCAATGATTAATCTTAATAAATGGATGAAAGCAAAAGAGTTAAGGATGTCTACAGGCTTACCTACATTATTGGCTTGTCGCTATACTGATAAAGACGTTTATTGTGAGTTAGAAATGGAGATCTTAAATGAGCCTTATTGTGTTAGGTTTGGAGCAAGAACTAAAAACACTAGAGATTGGCAAGACATTCAGCCAGCAGTACATATTCCAATGAAGCATTTTAAGGAGATTGTTTATAAATGAGGAGAGTTATAAAATGATAAGAACAGAAATAAGATTTAAAAATGCAGGATTTATTAATGCTTTAAATAAAAAAGGCTATAAATCAATAGTTGAATTTTCAAAAAAGGCAGGGATTAGCTATGGTCAAATAATAGAGTATGCAAACCTTAGGAGAATCCCTAAAGACCCTCATCATAGAAAGGTAATATGCGATTTGCTAGAAACAGATGAATGGACACTTTTTGAGCAATATAAGGAAGTATTGGATAAAACTAAAGGCAAGAATAAGCCTATTATAAAAGATATTCCGATTGAAAATATTGTTTCTCTAGACTCAGAAGAAGTTTTGCAGCTAGAATCTGATACTGAAATTGATAAGACTATAAACAACGATTTTCTCAATATCGAGTTGAATAAAAAATTAGACACATTAAAAATAAAAGAAAAAGATGTTTTAAAGATGTATTTTGGAATTGATGGTTACTCTGGAAACGGAAAGACAGGAGGATTATCTCTAGAGGAAATATCAAATAAACTTAGCTTATCTAGAGAAAGAGTTAGGCAGATAAAAAACAAAGCATTAAGAAGAATGAGGCATAGGTGCAGATCCGATAAATTACGCACATATAGAGATACGTTTGACAAGGTTTATCATTGCAAACTAAACGCTAGCCATCGTTTAGAAAAACTTAACGACTATCTTGTAGATACTGCTTTATTCAAAAATAAAATAGTTTATCCTTATTATAATGACAGCGAAATTGCTAAAATTAAAAATTCAATATTATTGGGCAATTTAAGTTATTTATATAAAAGATACGGACTAAAAATTAATAACATTGATATGATTATTAAATCTTTAGGAAGACATATTTATATTTGTTATGAATGCCTATCGAACAATATTGAAATTTCATATACAGAGAGATTAAAAAGAGGTATTAAGTGATTAATACAACCTTTAGAGAGCAAAAGCATAGAAGCCTCCCTACCCCTATATATAGGAGCAGGAAACCTATGCCTTTAGAAATTACAACCTTCAGAGTCGCTTTCGTGCATATAGATAATAATTCAAGTTATGACCTACGGAAACCTATTTATTCACTCTTGAAAGTATATCCTCGAACTTGTGTTTCTTCGCCTCGTTCTTTGTCTTTGAGGAAACCCCTTTTGGTAGACAATTATAAATCGTTATCGCCAAAAGTATCGAACCAAACCGATAACAGATTAGTAATATATGCTGTAATGTATATAATTTGCAATAATAATTTTTTTCTTGTGTTTATAGTTGTTATATGGCTATATTAACACATATTAACAAAACAAGGAGAGTTGAGATGTTAAACATACCACAACCAATAATAAATATAGCAGAGAAATATAAACTCAAGCTACCAACAAGTCAAAAAGATATGTCTGGAGATTTCTGGTGTATCGGCAAAAACTATATAATATTCCACGATGCTTTAACAAAGATCGCTAAGATTGAAGGCATTGTGTTTCATAAGCCACAAGTAGAAATATTATATAATGATAATAATTTTTTCGGTGTTGCGATGATGGGAGAAGCTGAACTAGATGGGTACAAGATATGGACATCAGCCGATTCTACAAAAGAGAACACAATGGCTAAATATTACTTTAATATGGCTGAGAAAAGACTTAGAGATAGGCAGGTATTAAAATTATTAGATTTATATGAGTATGGGTTATATTCAGACGTAGAAGCTGATGCTTTTAAGAAACAACCCACCCAATCTATAGAAGCTAAACCTATGACTAAATATCAAGGAACGCAAATTGTAGAGATATTAAAACATCAGGAGGGTTATAATGTAGACAAGGTTAAAGCTATATTTAAAAACCTAAGCCACGAAGAAGCTAAAGATGTATTGGAACATTTTCATAGTGGTAGAATAGATGAAGCAGTAGATAATTTTTATAAACTATATAAGGAGAGTAAATAATGAGTGCATTTAAATTTAATGTTGGAGAGCCTAGAGCAGTTAAATTAGCTTTTGACAGTCCAAAAACTGGAACTAACCATTATGGAAATTGGTATCTGTATGGAACTAAAGAAGCCCCTAACGGAGATGATGGGTTTTTTGCCACACCTACCTTGCACGCAATGATTCAAACGATAGGTGCAGGCGAAGGCGATGAGATACTTATTGAAAAATGTCAAGATGGCGATAAGTTTTTCTATAAAGTTAATGGCTTAACTATGAATGATATGAATAGTGGTGGATCTGCTGAAAAAATAGACAAAGCGAAGCCGCACCCTTTAAAGTCTGAAGCAGAGGGTAAAATGTCTTATGATGAGTTGCTAGATAAGTATAATCATTTAAAAGATGCTTATGAGGAATTAAGTAAAAATAATGAAATACCTTTCTAGACAAGGATTTATTATGCAAGACTTTAAAGAAATAAGTTTTGAAGACTTTTATAAGCTATATCCTAGAAAAGTTGGAAGATTTATGGCGAGCAAGTCGTTTAAAAAACTTTCATCTAAAGACAGGCTTTCAGCTTATAATGGCTTGTTAAACTATATAAAGTTTTGGAAATATAATAAAACAGAAAAGCAGTTTATACCTCATCCTTCTACTTGGCTTAATCAAAGAAGATGGGAGGATGAGTTAGACTTGCCTAAATCGGTACAAGAAAAAACTCAAGATATACGTTCTGAGGTAATTCAGTATAGACAAAAACAAAAAGAATTGCTTGACAATTCTGCCGATACTGACGATATTAAAGATGCGTTATCAGGGTTTTTAGGAAAAAGTAAATGGAAGAGAAATTAAATATACAAGAATTTAGGGAATTCTTAGAAATCGTAAGAGAATCGTATGATGATGAGCAGCTGGATACGATCTTAAAAACTTGCATTAATTCATTATGGATTATGTATGAGCAAGGATATGATATGCCTAAGAAGGCTCTAATTGAATTGAAAAAACACTTATAGGAGATATTATGGATTTATATATTGTTCGCTATGAAGATGGCGATGTGGAATTTTGTTCTTTTTACAGAAATAAAAGAGAAGCAATGAAAGGTAGAACTCAATTTAAAAGACAATTTAAGAAAATGGGTAGTGTTGAGAAAAAAACTATTGAAAGAAACAAAGAGGGTTTCTTAAATTTGTTTGAACGATATGCTATAAAGCATAAGGAAATATAAAAATTCGGGGGAGGTTTCTTAACTCTCTTTTGGCTACTCACCAAAAACCCCTACCTCCCCCACTCCTCTATTATGAAAGATAAAATCAAAATATATAAAGAGCTGACCTTCGTTTATATTGTAGACGGAAGGAGATTTCTTTGTGAAAAAAAAGCTAAAAGATATTTAAACAAACTAAATAAGGATAGAGTATGAAAAAGCGAATGAAAGGCGTGGCTATATTATCGGTTTTAGTTATAGGTATAATATTTATATTAAAATTTGTGGATGTAGGTGATATACTTAAAAACAAGATTAAAGAGAATGTAGAGCAAGAAGTGGAAAAGATTAAATACAAAGTAGATTCTTATAAAAATGAACTTAAAGAAGAAGTTGATAGGTTTAAAGATAAAATCAATCAAGAGAAGCAAGACATTCAAGATAAGGTAGATAAGATTGAGAATGATATTAAAGATGTTGAAGATAAAATTAAAAATAAGTTAAAGGCTTTCAAAATATGAAGTGTTGGCATTGTCAATCAAAGCTAATATGGGGTGGTGACCACTCTTTTGAAGATTATTGTATAGAGGGTGATGGAGTCGTTACAAATTTATCTTGCTCAAAATGTGATGCAGAAGTATTAGTATATTTAAGGGAGAATGATTGAGAGATATAAGGCAATACAATTTCTTTGAAAATTATATTGAAGAAGATTATCATTTTTTAGAAGTTTGTGAAAATCTTAAAAACTATAAAGAAGATTATGTTGTTGATTTATGTTTAGGGTACTTTAAGAGAAACGGGTTTCCTCATTATAGTATAGAGAATGGAGAGAAAGTTTCACAGATGGACAAGCTAATCAGATTTAATCACTTATCTTTATTAGATGGAGAAAAAATAAATCAATCAATGCACTCTTTAAGACTGGCTTGGAGTTACTTTCCTCATTTTTGGGGAGTTAGATGTGGTAGTTCAAAATATACACCATTAGATATATTTAATAATAATGAACTTTTTAAAAAAACTTTAAGGCAGACATATAAATATTGCCTTAAATATGAAAATGGTATAATGAGAATGAACAGAATAAGGCAATCATTAAAAGTATATAATGGGGTTCAAGTTGTGTCAAACTTTAGACCTTCTGCTGCTAAATTAATATATGAATTATTTAGTGGGGGTGGTATTGTTTGGGATATGTCTAGTGGTTGGGGTGGTAGATTGTTAGGTGCTTTGTCTAGCTTTAAAGTAAAGAAATATATAGGTACAGAGCCATCTACAAAAACTTATAAAGGACTACTTGAGATGAAAGATGATTTTAAATATCTAAATAAAGATGTTGAAATACATTGCAAGGGTAGTGAGGTCTTTATCCCTGATAAAAATAGTTTAGATTTATGTTTTACTTCTCCACCTTATTTTGATACAGAAAAATATAGTGATGAAGAAACACAAAGTTATATAAAATATCCATCAGAAGATGATTGGATAAATAAGTTTATGAAAGATACTTTAGAAAATTGTCATTATGGTTTAAAGAAATGCGGGTTTTTAGTTTTAAACATAGCGAACACATCTTCAGCAAAGAATATTGAAGAAGGGTTGTTATTGCTAGCTAAAGACATAGGATTTAAACATATAAAGACTATGCAGTTAGTTTTGTCTGCAATAAATGGCGGTGGATATAAGTATGAGCCAATATATATATTTAAAAAGGATTAAAGATGCCGAATAAAAAAGCTAAATATAGAAAGCAAGAAAGAAGAAAGAAAAACTTAGAAATAAGAAAGTATAAACGAATGAAGAAAAAACTAAGGAGAGAGAATGGCACATCCAAGTAAAGTAAAAGGTAATAAATTTGAAAGAGATGTTGTTAATAAAGCAAAAGAACTTGGTCTCGACTCCAAGAGAGCCTACGCATCCAATGGAGAGTCTTTAGGGATGCACGCTGAAGTCGATCTTATAATTGAAAGCTACAAGATACAAGCGAAGATTCGCAAGAGTATCGCCTCATATCTGCTTCCCAATGAGAACGTAGATGCACAAGTTATAAGGCAAGACAGAGGCGAGGCTTATATCGTGTTAAGGTTAGAGGATTGGCTAAAGCAGATTCGTTAAAATACATAGAGTATATTAGAGGATGTACTTGCTTGGTCTGTTTTGCCTCTTCCCCTGACCCTGACCACCTTGAAGCAATCGGTATGGGAGGAAATCGTAAGAAGCCCACACTCAAACATTATTCTTGCGTTCCTTTATGCCGATTGCATCATACTGAAAGACATAACTTAGGAATACCAAGATTTGAAGATAAGTATAAAATAAACCTATGGAAAGAAGCATTTAAATTATTAAGGGAGTATAATGAAATTCACAGGCAAAGTTGAAAAAGGCAATTTAAAGCTACACGATATAGGCTCTTATAGAAGGTTTTTAAATGGGATTAAGGGCGAAGTATGGATTGAGGTAAAAGAAGCTCCTAAAATGCGTTCTGTAGAGCAGAATAACTATTATAGACATATCATTAGACAGATTGGAAATCACTTAGGTTATAGTGAAGATGAAATGCACGATGTTATTAAGCAAAAGTTCGCAATCGAGTCTACTAAAGATTTATCTAGAGATGATTTTAGTGAATTGCTAGACAGGATTATCAGATTCTCTGCTACACTTGGATTTGTAGTCCAAGACCCTCGTAGAAGCTAATTACCAAACCTCGATTATATTCATAGACACATTCCAAGTCTGATATGCTACTTGTGTAGCTGATAAAGAACTTTGGTCTAATCGGCATTGAGCAAACTCTGGATTAGTAGCTGATGGGTCTGGGCAGAAAATAAAACTTAAAGCTCCTCCTAATGTTAAGTCAAATATCTGTTGAATCTCAGAGCCTGCAGATAGCTCATTGTAGTCGCTGCCCTCATCATTTATTAAATCTCCAAATACATTCGGTCTTGATGTATCGTAAAATAAATTATCGTTCCCAATGTATGAGAACTTTAATTCCCAAGACCTTCTTCCGTGCCTACCTAATCTACTAGAGGATTCATTTGGATTAACTAAAGCAAAAGGCTCACCACTTATCCAGTTAGGTGTGCCAGAGTTATTTACTTGAACATAATCTGCTCCACCTAAAGTTCTTTGTATGTTTACACCATCGTATTCTACAGATTTTTTTATACTTAAATCTGGAGAGTTTGGCATATCGTAATATCTTCCAAAAGACATTGTTCCAATATTTACTGCACCTTCAACATTTGTATCTAACCCTATAGATACCTTATAAAGATCATCTTGAGGGTTTTCTGTAAACTCAACAATACTATATCCGTTTTTTTCAATAGGGCTAGAATTAGCTACATCATCAGGAAAACCACTTATAAATTGTATAGGCGTATCATTATAAAAAAGTAATAAAGGTGCTTCATCTGTTAAATTTGCTACGTTATGGTTTATTATACCTGCCCAGTTAGAATTGCTGGCTAGCCTAGACCACGATTTATCGATATTATCTTGAGGGTAAAAGTTAAAGTGCCAAAGCTTGTAATCATCATTATTTAGATTATACTGGTTTGTTTTATATAAATCAAAATTCCATACATCATTATTAGACTCTAAAGGCTCACTATCATTAAATCCGAATGAGTTTTGCACACCATCTTCCCAATAAAAAAACCCTTTTAATCTAGCGAGTTGCGTAAAATCTAAATAAAAACGAGGGCTACCTATACTTTGATTAGCCATTTCTTCCTCCATTAATTTGTTTTGCTCTTATAACTTTTCTTTTAACAATTCTTTTTTTATTCTTATGATAAAGCCTAACTGAATCTTTATTATGCACCCCTCCAGTCATAAAATAGCCTTCTGAATGAAAATGAACGTCTCCATAATACTCTTCGCCATCTTTAGTAACTAAGTTTCCTGAAACGCTTTTTAAGTTATTGGTAACTATATCTGTTCGCTTTTTAGTTGCCACATCTCCATAAAAATAAGAGTCTGAGTATTCTTGCCACTTACTATTAAGTTGATTCCAATTATCTGACATCTTATTGTAATAATTTATATTTGCATTCAATGATGCGGTTACTTTTGATGTGTCTGAATAAAGATCGGCTTTCAATATTTTAAAACTACCATTGTAGGAAAATAGAAGTTTAGGGAATTTTTTATCAGATATTCTTAATATTAATATCCTATTATTCTTTTCTTGTATAATAAACCCTTCAGGCAACATTGATTCTCCTTTTATTTTGCCTTTATATGTTATGTCTATAGCATACGGATTTCCATCGCTTTCTAAATAAATATTTCCATCGTAATAACTTATTGTTCCGCTTGTCATATTATACCTCTATTGCACCTAAGTCTGTTCCCTCAACTACCGATTGTACAATTTGTACCACATCTAAAATATCTACATAATTATCTTGATTTACGTCGGCTGCTAAAAATTGATTATCGTTAAATTCTGAGCTTCCTACAACCATATCAACAATAGCAACTATATCTAAGACATCTACGCTTCCATCAAAATTGATGTCACCTAAAACTATCTCTTGCGTTTCCTCAACCTCTTCCTCATCTTCTTCTAGTTGGGGAGGAATATAGAAATTACCAGTTGCGTAGTCTGGAGAATTGTCTCTAACGTGGATTGGATTAATTTTGTGAAGTTGAATTAAATTAACTTTTACATTTTTTTGAGACTTTTTAATATCAGTAATTATAAAATAAGGTAAAATTTCTTGCCCACCACTATCAACGTCTTCTCCTCCGACAAAATAGCTTTGAGTGTAATCTTCTCCAAAAATTGTCATATCTTCAATAAGTGAATCAAACTCAACTACATCCCCGCACTCTAAGTGCATATAGTTAGGGGGTAACGTGCAACTTATCTCATTGTGCTGGTTTTTATTCCATTCTAATAAATAATTTCTAAGCTTTATAGCAGTAGATTCATCTCTAATATATTTAGATTCTACTTTTAAATAAGCATCTTCTAAAGAATTTATATTATATAGGTTTTGAAGAACATCGTAATTGACTGGAACTGCACCATCATTATTGAAATTAGTAGACTCAGTATACTGATCAAGTCCTGTATCATAATTATAATCAACCTTGACCATTAGCTTAACATCTGATAGAGGGGTTTTAGAATATTCAAAAGAAGAAACATCTGCTGAATTTATAATTACGTCTGACTCTCCATAATTTTGAAATATATTAATAAAACCAAATGTTCCATCGTGTCTAAATCTTGGAATTAATTTAGTGCCTTTGCAAAAATCAGATAAAAATTCTTTAGCTTTAGTTTCCTTAGATACAACAAAGTCAAAACGCCAACCTTCGTGATTATCTCTAGCCTCTATAACAGAGTTTTGGTCAAAAGCATCAACATTAAAATAGCCAAATTCTTTTTCCATTACGTGCATTAATATATCTGAAGGCTTCGTGATTAGCCAATCATCATTAATGTTTTCTTCATTTAAGCTTTCTTGCCCTGTATATCTTCCGTCAAACTGGTCTATCCTTCCTTTTACGTCTGCAAAATATTTTTGTTGAGGCGTATTACCAATTATAAATCTTTGATGTAGCTCAAAGTTGCTTATGTTTGTTTTAAAGAATCCATTAACTATATAGTCGTCATTTTGCTCTTGATTTGGATGTCCTATAGTATATGTTAATACAACATTATTTACAGAGTTTATATTTTCTCTCCATTGGTCTGTATCTTCATCTTCATATTTATTGCAATCTGTAAAAAATACACTAGGATTATTCTCATCTGGAAACTTTATGTTATTAGTGTATGTTGAAAAATCATAGGAACTATTTTCAGGCTCTGTATCAGGGTATCCAGTAGAAAAACTATAAACAAGTTCATCGGTAGGTATACCCCCATTATATCCTTCAGTATGAGTTAATATATCTTTATATTGAATTAAATCATCGCCTTCTTTACTATCTTTAGGCTTAAAAGCATCGCATTCCACATAAAAGTGGGGATAATTTACGGGATTATTATCGTCAACGCTTGTGTTTCTATAAAAATCAACAGTTACCTTTCCTTTTAACTTACTATATACGCTTCCTAAAATAACATCATTTCCCGATATTGAATTAAAAGTTAAATCTAACTTTGTTGCCTGCATTTGCCCTAAATTGTTACTTATGGGACACCAGTTTCCGCCTATCGTCGCATCTATACCAAGACTTATTATTTCCGCAGAGCTGTATGGTGCTTCATTATCCATATCAAATAAATCGAATTCTTCTGTAACAATCATTCTCTCGCCTTGATTCCAGCCTTGTGCATTATGTTTTATAAATTTTAATCTATTATTATCAATGCTTCCGTAATCCCACTTAATTAAAGACTCATAAAGACTGTTAAAGCCTTCATAATTTAAAGGCTCAGAAGGATTTGATAGGTATGGATTTTTATAAGAATATAAAGTATCTATAACTGGATTTACGCTATAAACCTCTACTTTAGGGAAGTGTGGAAATGGGGTAAACGCTGTGCTGCTAGAAATAAATTCTATTTCAGAATTGCCCTTTGGGACACATTGACCTAAAACTGGATAAAGTCCAAATACCCAGCTTCTTTCGGGTAGCCCAGAAGCAAATGCTGTTTCTCCGTAAATTCTTGTACCCCATAAAACTTTTCTAAGACATACCAAGCCATCATCATTGTAGACATATTCGCCAGAATCATTAATTTCAGTAATCCAAGCAGTTACATTTGGATTAAAATATTCACTAGCATCATCATCTATCATTAATTCGATATCTTCTAAATCAGGATTTGTGCTTGTAATCCTTATTCCAGCTAAATCACTATGAAAGTTAGGCTGGAATGCACTTGATTCATTTTCTATAAAATTAATTAAACCTTGAGCTACAAAATTTGTTCCAAAATACTGGTCAGTTGAATAGGCTACTGGATAGCTTCCAGACAAAATTTCCGCATTTAATGTAATCCATTCAGCTCCATTGTACTCATTAGAAATATTTAAAAACTGTAAAACATCTATAGCATCTGGAAAATATACTGCATCAAATGCCCTATTACCAAACGCATCCCCCTCAGACTCGTCTAATATTTTAGTCAATTCCCATAAAGCAAATCCTTTGTAAAGAGTTCTTTCCCTAAAAAAGCCTACAAAATCTCTTTTATATCCGTAATTTGCTCCCTTTAAAATAAAATCTCTATGAAACCCTAAAAGCCTTTGGTCTCCTTGAGGCTCTGGAAAAAGAAATTGTTGGTTTGTTCCTAAGACATCATAGCCATCATTTTTACCTAAATACTGAATATCTGCCATATCTCCATACTCTAAAGCCACGTCAGAAGATGAAGACGATACTCCTGTAACTTCTCTTCTTGCTTCTATTTGAAATTGGTCTCTCCCTTGAATATTTAAAGGCAATCCTGATGTATAAGCCATTTCTGACAATTTCTTTTCTAAAATAATTCTATCATTTGCTTCAGATATTTCATATTGAGGCTCGCCCGTTTTACTTGTATTGTAATTAGAGTAATCATATCCATTTATGTAAAAATCATCAGGTAAATCTAAAAAATTAATTGGCACTACTAAATACATATCGTCTCTAAATATTAATAAAGGCTCAATATTATTAGCAAATCCTAGTATGTCTATTTTTCTTTCATCATCTTGAGTAAATACTGCATCAGGAAACATATAAGATGTTAATGATGCTGGATTATTTCTTGTAAATATTATAGGCGATTTATCAACGTGTCCATAGACTACTGGAAAATGAACATTTTTACTAGCATCTACTGTCTCAGATGCAGGATCGTATGTTTTGTTTTTTGGAAATGTCTTATTGTCTAAAGTATATTGACTATGGTCTTCAACGCTAAAGGATACTTTTTCTTGGTTTCCGCTATAGTCTTTTACAAACCCTTTAAATATCTGTAAGCAATCTTCTAAGGTATCGCAACCTTCATTCGCATAATAAATCTCTACCTCTGCATTAGTAAACGAAAACCCTTTAAACTTTTCAGAAAAACGTATTTGCTCTATAACGTAGTTGCTTACATCTATAGTTACTTGATTGATTTGGAATTTCTTATCAGCTATGTCTATCTTTTCATTAATGCTTGATACGATAAGATTCCTATCTTCGTAATACTCTCCGTCAAACATTCCTTTAATTTGAGCAAGCCGAATAATATTACCACCTGCATTAATAACTACTATAGGATATACATTAATTGCTTTTCCTGAAAAACCATTTTTAAACTTCTGTGGTAAATTAAGCATTAACTTATTCCTATGTCAGCACCCCTTCGTACTGCATCTTTTATTTTAGGTATGGCTTCGTTTTCTATAAAATCTCCTGATAGTACATTGCCTGAAAAATTAATATTAACTCCCCCTGATTGACCAGTCCTATTCATTCTATTTAAGTTCTCAAGACCTATAGACTCTACAGCACTTCTTCTCATCACAAACTCACCTTCTTGAGCCATAATAGGGACATTGCCTCCTTGATGATAGCTTTGAATCATTCCTCCGCTATGCAATTCAGGAACATCTGCTGAGCCTGAATTGTTTGATCCCCCAAAAGTAAAACCAAACAATGAAGGGGCTGTTGCAAAGTTCGTAAAATCTGTTTTAAATATCATACTCATTAATTTAAATGTTGCCCAATTAGCTAAAAATGTTGATACAATTCTCTCCATTTGCTGAATGATAACATCTCCAAATCTTTCCCAAGTCCTAGCTCCTTGTTGTGAGCTTAGCCAAAAACTTGTTGTAGCTTGCGTAAGAGAGCTTATATCTCTTTCAGCTTGCTTTACACTATCAGACATCTTATCTATCGTATCAATACCCTCTTTTATACCTTCTGTTGATTTTTTAAATTTATCCCCAGTCAAACCCAAAGCATCCAATATAGAGTCTACAAAGCTTTGCTGTGTTTCAACCTGCTCTTGCAGTTTAGCTATAGTTTCTTCAGCATCTTCTCTTGTTTCGACTTGCGTTATGCCGCTTGATTTTCTCCATTCAGCCCATTTAAATAAGTTGTCTCTAATTGCTTTATCTAGCCCAAAAACTAAACCTCTTTCCATTATAGCTTCTGATAAAGACGTATATTCTTCCTTAGTGCTTTTAAATCCCACCTTTAAAAATCCAACAGATTTTACTGCCTCCATCATAGTGCTTACGAAATTCTTTTGCTCCTCTGTAGTGTGACCTAAAGTTACCGATACAGCTTCCAACTGAGACCTAATGATATTTTGTAATTTGACTTGCAACTCAGCTTGCTTTATTTCTCTATCGGTCAATGCTGCGATTGCCGCAACAAGTTGTTTTTTCTTAGTCGATAAAACTTCATTTGCAACTTCAATTCTAATTTTTTGCATTAAAAATTCATTATGTTCATCAAGAGCCTTATTAAGCAAATCCATCCCAATCTTTTCATCTTCTATATTTTTGAAATAATTTGGAAATCTTGCTATTATTTTATCTTTTACATCAAGATAGTCTTTTGTTCCTTGTGTGGTTTGGTTTAGCTCATTTTTTAGCAACCTAGTAGCTACTTGTTCCTCGTTTATTTTTCCAATAGATCTTTCTAAAGCGGTATCTACTAAATCTAACCATTGAAGAAAAGCAACCCCTCCATCTAATATATCTGCTAGAACTTCAGCCATAGATTCTAAGGCGGGAGCAAGAGCTTCGCCTACAGTCGATGAAAAATTTTCAGCACTTGCACCTAATCTTTGAAAAGCATCCCCTTCTTCAGTTTCTTCTCCAATACTTTTTAGTTTTTCTCTAGCAGAATCCATTGTAGCATTGAAAAAAGCTTGTTTTTTCTCTGCATCTGTTAGATTATCGGCAGTCTTGCCTATTTCTTTAGCATAAGCTTCATAAGCCTCATCTGCTTTAACAATAATACCAATATTATCAAGCATAAGTCTTGACTGACGACCAATACCAGTAATGAGAGATTCTATAGAACGCTTAGTGTCTACTCCAAGAGCTTTACCAAGTCTTTGTGCCATATCAAACATTTCAGCCATTTCATCTGAATTTCTAGAAACCCCAAGAATCATAGCATTATTAGCTTGTTGTAATAAATCGAAATTAGATACTGTTCCGTTAGTTGCCGCACTAAGCTTATCTAAAGCTATTGCAGATGATTCAGCTCCAGTTACAAGGTTATCAAATGCTGTTTCCATTTGGTTAAGCTGTTGAGAGCTTTTTGCCATAGCTCCTATTGCCCTTGTAAGACTATTGGCTACAAGTCCTAGACCAAAACTAACTAAAAGTAATTTAGAACGAAGTGTAGATAAGGAAAGAGAAAAAGCACTTGCACCTTTAGTATTTCTGCTAAAAGCTGTTCCTAGAAAAGTTTGAGATACAGCAGCAGTTTTAGCATTTTTTTCTAACCTTGCCTGTGCCTGAGCTAAAGCATACATTGACCTTATAAGTTTTTTATCGCCTCTTGCTCTAAAATTTACTAGAATTGTTTCTTGTGCCATTTATTTCCTTTTTTTCTTTTTTAGCAAATGCTGTTCTGATTGCAAATGCACGCCTTACCCACTTGGCTGGCTGATTATCATAAGACCCCTCATAAGGAGGTATATTAAATTTCTCACAATATGTATACCTTTCTATGTCTCCATTTAAAGTAATGTCCATAAATTTATTAGGACACGCAAAAAAAGGTATCTGTGCTACTAACGATTCGGCAATATCAAAGGACTTGTCCTGCTCTTCGTTTACTTGGGTAGTTTCTTCTATAATTAAATCTGCAACTGCCCAAACATCATCCATATTGTCGAATCTGCGTTTTTCTCTAATTCCGTCAATTAAGACTGGAATTTCAGCTGAATAAGGGAAGCTATGGTATCTGCAACCCCCGCAAGTAGGTAAAAGTATATTTAGTTCTACTTGGAGGGCTTCTCGTTTCCCTCAAACAACAACTTCTGAATCTCTAAAGCAATATTAATTCTATCTTCATCACTTATTGCTCTAATAGTGTCGTCTGAAGAGTCTACTAATGCTAGTTGCAAAATTTTAAGGCAATTATAGTTAGGTTCTACGATCTCTACCCCGCCTTCAACTGTTTTAACCATCTTCATTAGTATGTCTTTTAACTTTGCCTCATCAGCAATAGTAAACTCTTTTATCTTAAACGCTTTTTTATTCTTTAGTTTAATCTCCATTTAAACATCCTCTTTTTTTATTTATTTAGCAAGCAATTTCAAACAATGCTGTACTTGAACCTATACCTGAGCCTACTGCTTTAACCGATACGTCTAATCCCATCATATCTCCTTCGCTAAAAGCAACATTTGTTATGACAGAGCCAGCAAATTTAAATTCAAATTCGCCATCAGAAGGTGTGGCATCAGTAGCCATTAATGTAGCTCCTTCCGAACTGCCTGTAGCTTGGTCTGTAAAGTTTTCAAACATAACATCTGTATTGTCATCATACTTAATGTTAAAGTCAGCAGTTGCAGAAACTTCGCCAACTCTTGAAGCACTTTCGTAGCCTGTTGAACAAGGCCCTGCAAAAACAACATCATTTTCTACATTTAAAGTAAATGAATTTACTAAAACATTAGAGTGTCCTGCAATAATTCTATCGTCAGCATCCCAAGAACTCATATAATAATTATTAGAACTTATTACTGTATCGATAGCTACGTCTGCTTGATTCATAATAGGTGCAGAGCCAGTTTTAAATGTAGCTGAAAACTTAACTCTACCGCCCTCTGTCCCAGCATCTCCATTAAATGATATTGCGGTACAAAAAACATCTTTTAAGCCTATAGCGTGTCCACTAGCAGGGCTTTTGTAAGCAACTGACAATAGTTGATTTGCAGTTTGGTTTGCAGTTGCAGATGTCATATTTTGAACTGCACCAGCAGATGTTATTAAGTAAGGAACTGTATCTCCTTGTGTAATGTTGCCCAACAAAAGGTCTAAAACCTCTGTTGTAGCTGTTCCTGACACAGACATTTCAATTACTCTTACTAGCTTCTCTTGATAAAAATCAGTAGCTTGTAAAATTCTACTTCCATTTCTTGGGTCAAGAACTTGATTTAAGTTTAAAGATGGACTCCCTATAGAGTCGACATCTACTGCAAGCCAAGCATTATCAGGACTAGCACCAGAATCTGGATTGATAGTACCCCAATCATCCTGCTGGGCAATTAAGAACGAAAACTGCTTTGGTGAATAAGCATTTGCATTAATAGCCATTATTTATCTCCTTTAGGGTTACCACCCTTCTTTTTGTTTGTTTTAACTTCTTCTACATATTCGGCAGCAGGTTTAGGTATTCTATCTACCTCTACTTGCTTGCCTGAATTTATTTCATTTATTAAAGTAAGGCAATGTCCAGCATTTCTAAATACCAAATTATTAGGTACTGGATTGTCTTTATTTTTTAATTTCACTTTCATAGTTACTCCTTAATCTAAGTTACCAACGTGTTGACATTTATATTCCCATTGCACTACATAAACTCCCGACTCTTCATCAGGGTTAAGCTCAGTAGTTTCAAATCTGCAATTAAAAGCACTAGAGCTATCCGCTAATGTCATCGTTATATTGTCGTGTATTAGTGCTTCAATTCTTGATACATATCTTAAAACGTGGTCTAATGCTGTTTTTTTAATATTATGTTCAGCAAAATAATAAAACACGTTGATTGTAAATTCTCTCATTTCAGAGTTAACCCCATATTCAGATAGCTCGCTACCTACAGGATCGAGCCTTAAAAACTGAGTTCCTTCATTACCTTGCTCTCCAATATAGACAGGTAATGCTCCCTTAAATTCTGTACGCAATACGCTTCTTAGTTTATCTAATATGTTTTTCCAATTATTTGTGAATGTTCCTCCTGATACTAGACTAGGCATTATTTATAGTACCTTCTAGCAGGCGTTCCGCTTCTTGTTAATTTAATAGCTTTCATATCCGAACTATCTACATATTCTGTTTGACCTGTTACTTCAATTTCCCATTCATCATTGGCTGCGGCTTGAGTAGTATCTGTATCTCCTGCAAATCTTATTTGAAGGCTTCCAGCTAATGGCTGAAAATCCCCTGTAATCTTTTCATTTGTCACAACTTGGTTTTGCTTTAAACCATCAGAGTCTTTTGTATATACATTGTATGTAGCAGTACCTAAGACCCCTCCTGTGCCTATTTTAACTTTAATTAAATCCCAAGTTCCATTCCAGTTGCCTCTTGTATCTACAGGTCTAATTTTTCCTGATGTATAGGTAATATCTCTAATTAATCCTTGAGAAGCATCTGCTGTGTTCTGCCAAGACAAAGCCGCCTTACCTTCATTTAATAATTCTATATTTTTATCAGCTTCTTCCATAAAAGATAGTGCTAATTCAGACTTATGGTCTTTTGTCTTAATCATAAAAGCAGCAGCTATTAAGCCAACTGATCTTATTACCATATAGTCATAGTTTCCAGACTTATCTTTTAATTGCTCTCTAGGTAAAGAAGGGTCTACTCTTGAATCAAAGTATCGGCTTGCATCAGCTCTATATTGAGTTACCATACCTACAAACTCTTCTCCCCCTTCCATTAATTTATCTGATGGAGTGCTAGCTGAATAATAATAACATACATCTTCAGCCGAGTTATAAAACCATTCTCCTTCTACATTTAAATCAGTATGTGCTGATTGGGCTGGACCTAAATCTTCCCCATCTGCAAATAATTGAGTTACTTGCCCGCTATCGTGAGCAGCATACTTATTACTTGTTACTTCTTTCCATCCATAAATAGGAGTCTTTTGATCAAACTCATCTAATTGAGGAAATATTCTTTTTAATTCTTTATGTGTTATATATGTTGGTGCTGTAGCCATCTATTATCTCCTCTTTCTCTTGTTTCTTTTATATTTCTTAATAGCTTCTCGCCTTTTCTTCTTTTCATACTTTCTTTGTTTTGCTTTTTTATTCGGCACAATCTATCCTAAACTTATTACTCTTATTTCTGTGTCTGCTTTAGAGTTGCAACTTCTTGCCTCTAAAGTAACTGCGCCATTAATTGTAGTGCCACTATCTTCCATACCGCCTGAATGTGCTGCTTTAGTATTAGCACTCACAACAAACTCTGCATTTGGGTAAGCATTTATATTAATCTCACCTGTTTCATAGTTAATAGTTCCACTACCGCCTGCACCTCTTAAATTTCCCTTACCATCATCCAGCAAGAAAGCATCTACATTCTTTCTTTCTGCATAAGTAAGTGAATCCCTTATAGTGTCATCAGGTAATCTGGCAGCAACTGCTTTTTCTAAAACGCCAACAGCAGGTATAATACCTACTCCAAATGGTGTAGTGCCTGAACTTGGTGCTGCCATTAAGATTGCGCTTGTTGAGAGCCTAGAGCTATCAGTAATTCTTATATCACCATTAACAATACCTATAGTTGCTTTTTTATTCTTTAAGTTTGTACCTGCTGTAAACTTATCATTAATTGCACTTTGTATTTTTCCAATTACATTTCCAAAAGTTACATCACTTGAATCAGTTGTAAAAGCCACATCATCTGATGAGCCACCTGATATTGTAAGTGCAAAGGTATATGTTGTTGAGGTGGCAAGCCCTGTTTTTGTACTAGAATTTATACCCGCTAATCCAAATTCTTGAAAGCCCTTTGAATAGAACTTTACGGCACACGAGCCTGCGACCAGTCCATCACATACAGTATCAGCAGTTCTTCCATATCCAAAAAAGTTCATTGCTCTAAATAAGCCACTACCATTTGTTTTAACTACTGTAGCACTACCATTGCCCCCACCATTATAAGACGTATCATCAAAATCGTGGTGCATATTAAAGAAAGGAAACCTAACTGCAACATCATCTGCATGAGTTGCTGCTGTTGAGCCATACAGTCCTCTAATTATTGTGCAAGTGCTATTAGCTAGATCTGCCCCTGTACCCACAGCAGTTACTTCACATATCTCATTTTCTAGCCTTATCAAATCACCTACTTTAAAATATTTGCTATGCCCATCTTCTAGGTTAAGGGTAGTGTGTGTGGCATCAGAACCCATTGTAGCTGATGTTGCGTGGTCTAGATCTGCACCACTATCAGTATATTCATTAGAATCAGGAACAGCATTACTAACCTCTACCCCCATACCGCCACCAAAAGCAGTAGCTGTTCCAATCAATCTATTGTTAGGAAGATAAATACATTCACCTGCTGGTAATAACATTGAGAGATAATGCGTAGCATCGCTTAAAGCATCTGCCGAATCAGTAGCATCATCAGTAGTCCATTCTGCTGTAGATATTAACAGCTCACAACCTACATTGCCAGTATTCTCTACAAGGATTGCTTTAGGTGCAGTCATTGTATCATTAGCTACACTTGTTCCATAATTAACTAAATCTATCCCTGCATTAGAATTATCTACCTTAATAACTTTATCAAATACTACATTATAATTACCTGTTATAGTTTTAGTATAATCTAATCCTTTTCCTGTACTTAATTTTATCTGTTTTGTATATTGAGCCATTTTATCTCCTTACTGATAATGATATTTTACTATTAATTGTGCTGTTAAGTCTGTTGTAGCACCCACATTCTCTATAGTAGCTATAGCTACCTTATCTGCTGCTACATTTGCAGAATCTACTGTTAATGTTGTTGTTGTTATTCTGTCATTGCCTACTGTTAAAGTGCTTCCATTGTGTGCTAATAATGCGCCACTAGACAAATCACCTGCATCTGCACCTGTTCCACCTGCCATTGTATATGAATATAAATGAAAATTAACAGAATCTGATGCCTCTCCTGATGCTATAACCCTTACCTCGTCTATTGTTATTGCTACAGGTATATACCACATAGAGGCAACTAAAGAGATTGCATCATATTCAGATGAGCCTAAAGTAAATGTTGTTGCAGGGTCTGTGCCTGTTCCAAAATTTGCTGGTACTGATGATGTTAAAAGGTGACCATCAACTTGCAGCAGGTGATGAGTATTTGCTGTTGGTTGCAAGTCATGTACTGCAAATCTTTGAATTTGAGTATTAGCATAAGTTTGTGTAGTGCCTACTTTTACTGCACTATTGGTTGTATCTACTTTTAATAAATC